TGTCGGCATGCTGCAGCTTCACGTCGAACACGCCGTCGCCGGCAATCGCCCCGGTGGTGATGATCAGCGTTGCCGCGTTGTAGCCCTGCAGATCGGCATGGCTGCCCTTGGTGGTGGCCGTGACCACGGCCGGAACCAGAGACGCAACCAGGCTGAGGCCGGAGATACCGTCCTTCATGACAGGAGTCCTTTCGATGAATGGGAATTGTGAAGAGACGGGCAGCCGGAGCCGCCCGTCATGTGGATCAGGTGCTGATCTTCAACAGCTTCAGGGCTTCAAAGTTGACGATGCCGCCGCCGACCCGCTTGGTGGTGTAGAACAGCACGTTCGGCTTGGCGGTGTAGGGATCGCGCAGGACGCGGATGCCGATGCGGTCGACGATCAGATAGGCGCGGCCGAAGTCGCCGAAGGCGACGGGAAAGGCATTGGCCGCCACCGCCGGCATATTGTCGTCGGTATGGACCGGCTTGCCGAGGATGGTGGCCACCTGTGCAGGGCCGGAGGGTGGCGCCCAGACATAGGCGCCTTCGGCGTCCTTGAACTTGCGCACCGTGTTCATGGTCGCATCCGACATCAGCCAGGAGGCCCCGTTCCGGTAGCCGGATTTCAGGGCATAGTAGAGGTCGATCAGGCAATCGGCAGGATTGGCCGAGGCGGTCGCCGCAACAAAGCCGTCAGCCTTGCCTGAAGCGACGAAGCCGATCTTGCCCCAGGCATGGGAGGCATTGGCCACCGTGTCATAGGCAAGGATGCCGCGCGGCTTGTTGATGCCGTCGCCATGGGCAAAGGCAGCCCCCTCCTGCTCGGCGAACTCGATCGCCACTTCCTCGGCCAGCCATGCGGCAAGATCGATGCGCGCATCGTCGAGCGAGGTCTGCGTGGCACCGGGCATGGCGTAGATCTCGCCGGTATTGATGGCGATCTCACGCAAGGTCGGCGTGGCCGTGCCAGGACGATCCTGTTCCTCGCCAACCCAACCGGATGTAGCACCGCCCATATTGACCAGCTTCTTGTAGGTGCTGGTCGAGATCGAGATGGTGCGGGCGAGCGAGCGGATGGTGGAGACGGTACCGAGCACCCGATCGATCCCGGCCTCGGTCTCTTCCGGCACCAGATAGCCGCCGTCGGGATCGGACTGGGTGGTCAGCTTGGCCTTGACCTCGAGATCACGCAGGCCAGCATCGACACCGCGGCGGAAGAAGCGGTCGAAGGCCTGTGCATGTTCGGCCTTGTCCGGATCGGTCGTCCCGCCAACAGCACCGACCTTGACCGCTGCCAGCGCGGCATTGGTCTCGTCGAGGGCCTTTTGCAGGGCGGTGATCTCGGCATTGATACGGTCGACCTTTTCGGTCTGGACCACATCGGCCATGCCGGCCCGGATGTCGGCGAGTTCCTTGTCGCGCTCGACCTTGAAGTCCTCGAAGGTCTTCTGCAGTTCGGCCAGGATTTTGGTGGCGTTACCGGTTTCGGCGCGCACGCCGAGGATACCCCGGACTGGCCCGCGGCCACCGGGGTTCAGTTCGATACCCATCTCGGGTCTCCTATGATCTAATGGTGTCGATCAGCCGCTGAATGGCGGCTGCATGGAAGCCAGCGTCATGCGTGGCCGTGTCGGCAGCGTCGTGCATGCCGGCAATCTGGTTGAACATCTTGCGCCGCTCCGTGCGCGAGACGCCCTGTTTCGCCAGGGCGGCATCAATGCGGCGCCTGGCTTGGATTTCGGGGCGGACCTGCGCGGACGCATTGGTCTCTGGGTGGATTTCGGTGTCGTCGACGGCATCGGCAAAGCCACATTCAACCGCCTGTGCCGCCGTCATAAAGGTCCCGGCGTCCATCAGGCGCTCGATCTCCACGCGGGCCATTCCGGTGCGGGCTTCGTAGATGTCGGCAAGCGCCGCATCGAAGCCATCGAACAGGCTGGCGGCTTCACGCAGGTCATGGCGGTTGCCGATGACCAGACCCCAGGCATTGTGCACCATCATGAAGGAGCCGAGCCCCATGCGGATCACATCGCCGGCCATGGCGATGATGGAAGCGGCCGACGCGGCCCAGCCCAGCACCTCGACGGTCACCTTTGCCGGGTGCGTACGCAGTAAATTGTAGATGGCGATGCCCTCGAACATGTCGCCGCCGGGCGAGTTGATGCGCACGATGACGTCGCGATTGCCGATCGAACGGAGCGCCGCCGAGATGCGCTTTGCCGTGACGCCGCCGCCTGTCCAGCCATCGTCGCCGATGACGTCGAACATGGAGATGGTGGTGTCGGTGCCATCGACCGTCCCCGATGCATGTGGCTGCTCGGCCCACCGTTCCAGCACGTCGCTCGGCGCATCCCACTGGTAGTTTTGCGGGCGAGCCATTGTGGGCGCGTTGGGAAGGCTGCGCAGGCTCATCAGAGGTTCTCCAGAAGCTGGAACAGGTATCCGCCGAGCGTGACGCCACCGATAAAGATGCCGAAGTCGAAGGCAGGGCTGATGGCGGCCAGCCCGAC